ATCAAGGCTAAGACTGCTAAATCGCGTTTAAGTAAGGAGAACAAAGATGTTGAAGTCCGTCTTTATTATGATGAGCGCGGTCTTGATCGTTACTACGGTCTTCTGGAACTTGGTGAACTTGGTGGACTCTGGAAGAATGTAGCAGGACGTTATGAGATTGATGGTAAAAAACTTTATGCCAAACAGATTCTTAAAGAACCAGAAGTTTATTTCACTCCAGAAGTAATGGAACAACTTGATGAAATTGCTCGCCAAGAGTTTAGTTACGGTTCATGATAAAGATTCTGAAAACAGGAATCAACGTATCAAAAGTCGTAGAACAACTCAAAAAATATCCAAAAGACTGGGATCACCAAAAACATCTTAAAGATTCTCAGTCTTTAGTTGATAGAGGATTTGCTGACTTGCCAGTTAGTGCTTTGCAACTTATAATGGGTGGAGTCAAAAGCAAAGAAGACTTTGTTGGAGATTCGGAAATCAATATCAAGACCCCCGCATATGCTCATCATAGTGAAATAAGAAAGATTATACGCAAGCATTTTGGTAATAGAGAATTGCATCGTTGCGGATTTCTTTCATTACCTATTGATGAAATTGTTGGAGCACATATTGATGAAGGTACTTACTACCTCACAAGAGATAGGTATCATCTTTCTATTCTTGGAAGATATCAATATTTCTGTGGAACCGACACAGTAATTGTTGAACCAGGAACTCTTTTGTGGTTTAATAATAAACTACCTCATGGAACCGTGAATATCGGTGATGAGACAAGAATAACATTCGTATTTGATATTCCACATGGACAAAGTTGAAACTCTCATTCTTCGTAATCTTCTTCATAATGAAGAATATATTCGTAAAGTAATTCCATTTATTAAATCCGAATATTTTGAAGATCAAAATCAAAAGATTGTATTTGAAGAGATTCTGAAGTTTGTTCAAGAATATAATCAACCAGCCACAAAAGAAGTTCTTTGTATTGAAGTAGAGAAGCGTCAAGATATTAATGATACTTCTTTTAAAGAAATCACTCAAATGGTTAGTTATCTTGATGACGAACCAACAGAGTTTAAATGGTTAGTTGATATTACTGAAAAGTGGTGTCGTGACCGTGCAATCTACCTTGCTCTCATGGAATCTATCCATATTGCTGATGGTAAAGATGAAAAGAAAAATCGTGATAGTATTCCCAGTATTCTTTCAGATGCTTTGGCAGTATCTTTTGATACTCATATCGGACACGATTATCTGCTAGACTACGAACAAAGATATGAGTCCTATCATAAGAAGGAAGAGAAAATTGAATTCGACCTTGAGTACTTTAACAAAATCACAAAAGGTGGTATACCTAATAAGACTCTCAATATCGCTCTTGCTGGTACGGGTGTCGGAAAAAGTCTCTTTATGTGCCATGTTGCTGCTTCCGTCCTATTGCAAGGCAGGAACGTTTTGTACATCACTCTTGAAATGGCGGAAGAGCGAATTGCAGAACGAATTGATGCAAACCTTCTCAATGTTCCGATTCAAGATATTGCAGAACTTCCGAAGCAGATGTTTGAGAGTAAGGTCACAAACCTCGCAAAGAAGACTCAAGGTACGCTAATTATCAAAGAGTATCCTACTGCTTCAGCTCATGCAGGACACTTCAAATCTTTATTGAATGAACTAGCACTCAAGAAATCATTCCGTCCAGATATTATCTTTATCGATTATCTCAATATCTGTGCATCTTCAAGGTATCGTGGAAATAGTAATATCAACTCCTACACTTTTGTGAAGTCTATTGCTGAAGAACTCCGTGGTCTTGCTGTGGAGTTTAATGTTCCGATTGTAAGTGCTACTCAGACAACTCGTTCTGGTTATGGTTCTTCTGATGTGGAACTAACGGATACTTCTGAATCTTTTGGTTTGCCTGCTACTGCTGACTTAATGTTTGCTCTGATTTCTACAGAAGAACTTGAAGGTCTTGGACAGATTCTTGTAAAACAACTTAAGAATCGTTATAATGACCCTACCATTCATAAGCGTTTCGTGATTGGTATTGATAGGGCAAAGATGCGTCTTTATGACTGCGAACAATCTGCTCAACAAGATATCCTTGACAACGGAAAGGATGAAGAGTATGATTATGAAGAAAAGAAACCTAAAAAAACATTTGAGGGATTTAAATTCTAATATGACTAAAGTTATTGATAGTGATAAGTATATTGAGTTTGTGCGTCAAACTACAAGTCCTGCTAGTAGTGATTTTGCACAACTTCTTGCACGAATGACTGAACTTGAAGCAACCCATGATGCAGATGTTCCTCGTCTCCTAACTGCTGCTCTTGGCATTAGTGCGGAAGCAGGTGAGTTTACTGAAGTTGTAAAGAAAATCATTCTCCAAGGTAAGCCTTATAATGAAGAGAATGTCTTTCATATGAAGCGTGAACTTGGTGATATCTGCTGGTATCTTGCTCAAGCATGTATGGCACTTGACACCAACTTCCGTGAGATTATGGAAATGAACTATGAAAAACTGAGTGCTCGTTATCCTGAAGGTGCATTTGATGTTTATCGTTCTGAAAATCGTGTGGAGGGAGACCTGTGAGTAAAGAAAAACAAGTAATACTTAAACTTGATGTTCGTAGTGCTGCAGCAGTTCGTCAAGTTCTGTTTGATGCTCAAAAGGGATATACTTATAATGAAGTGAGTGTTCCTCCTCGTGTTGCTGATATTCGTGGAGTAATTCAGCAACTTGATGATAATATCGGTGCTGTTCTTGGTGCTTGACCCTTCGGGGTCTTTTTTTTATAAATAACTAAAAAGTATTTGTAAAAAAATGGACATCAATAATATCAAAGGTTTGATCGAAGCATACCAACAGGTTAATGCTCCACAAGAAGTTGATGAAGCAAAGCAACCTTTCCCTGCTAAGAAAGTTGCAAAGCAAATGGCGAAGGCAAAGGCAGGTTCTGTCTATGGTAGACCTGCAAGCAAAGATGCTGTTCCAAATGTAAGTGACTCCGAGAAGAAAGAAACTTCTCGCTATAGTAAGATGTTCCATGCATCTGAAAAGGCAAAGAGAGAGAAGCAGAATGCTGATAAGGCAAGACGTTCACCAACTTTCTATAAGGACACCCACCCAGCAAGTGCTCCTAAGATGAAGAAGGCAAATGAAGAATTTGATATCTTTGATCTAGTCCTTGAGTTCCTCCAAGCAGAAGGATTTGCTGAAACTTTGGAAGAAGCAAAGTGGATGATGGCAAATATGATTGATGAAGAGATTGTTGATGCAATTCTTGATGAAGCAATCACTAGCGAAAAAGGTAAAGCAAAAGCAGCAGAAATGATTGCTAAGCGTTCTACTCCTTCTGGTAGAGCAAAAGCAGGTCAAGGTGCTAATGTCGCACTAATCAAGCACATCGGACGCTCTAATAGAGACGGACTTGGGGGAACTCCTCCTAACCGTAAAGTAGCAGGTTCCAATTGGCCAAAATCATATTCTGGAATTGGGGGAACAGGAAACAAAGCAGCAAGAAGAGCAGGAACTTATAAGGACTGATAAATAAATCGGAAGGTTGCTCTAACCCCTTGACTTTTTAGTTGGGGGGTTTTATAATATCTTCATCGGGGATATAGCTCAGTTGGTAGAGCGCGGTCTTTGCAAGGCTGATGTCAGGAGTTCGAGTCTCCTTATCTCCATTCTAAATATTTGAAAGAGTATTTGCGTGTTATGTCTGATATATCAGAGGTTTTACTTGCAATAAATGAAGTTTTGCAGGGTTATGAATCTGAGGTAAAAAAAGCAACTGAAAAGATAACAGTTCTCCAAATAAATGGGAAGGAGAGGTCTGAGATCCGTGAAGAAATAAAGGAGAAATTAAATAAAACCAGAGTTAGGTACGAGCAAAAACCAGTTCCAGAATCGGGATTTGATGGATTGGAAATAGTAGAAAGTCCAACTTCAATTCTTAGAATTATATTTAAAACTAAAGGTGGTGGATCTGGTGCGGGTGCTGCTATCACAGAACTTGGAGAATCTGCCCAGTGTGTATATGCTGCAGTCGCTTTTGGACTGGGAAGACATATTACTAACTCGGATATTACCCCAGATAATGTCGAAAGATTCAAAGATAAATTTAGTGTTGATGGAAACTTAAATAAAATTTTAAATGAAATGACCGATGATTGGATTAATTCTTCCATTCTTGGTGCAAATGAACTTTGGGATAAGTTCAAATCTCTCAAAAATGGAATTGTTTTTCATAGAGGTGATAAAACGGTAAAGCATATTGAAAATCAATTTAAGAGAATTAAGAAAGTTGAGAAAATACGAATTGATATTAATAAGTGGTCTCCTGCGGATATTTACATAACTACTCCACAATACAATCCAGATTGTTTAGAGAACGAGCAGTCTATTCGGGGACTGAATCAGTGTATGAATGAAAGAATTAATCCGCAAGATCCGAAGATGTTTGGGGTCTCTTTGAAGAAAATGTCTGGATCATCTAGTTTGAAGGTTTTAAATTTTGATAAAAAGGATGTTTCCGAGAAGCAATTTTCAAGAATTGAGGCAACACAATCCAGTAAAGATTTTTATATTGTTTTCACCGATGGAACTAAAATACAATTTAGAGGATTTTCTGGAGACAATCTGAGTGGATGGCAAGGAGAGGTAAAAGGATCGAAAGCAAATCAAGGTAAAATTGGTGGTGGTCCAGTAAATCTTCTTTTAAAGATGCACGGATTACCTGAGGTAGATATTCTAGTTGCTAATAAAATTAAAAATAAAAATCAAAAATCTGAAGTAATATCAAAGTTAAAAACTAATCTTAAAGTCGTTCTTGGTAGTGAGTATAGTGACAGAGAATTTACAAATATGCAGTTGAGTATGAGTGAGAAGGAATTTAATTCTTGGTTGTATTCTAAATCTCAGGGAGCAGAACTCTCATTC